TGATGAACTATGCTGAGTGTGTCGAGGAAATGGTCAAGAGGTACAAGAAACACGAGGCTGAGCATTTGGCATTGCTAAACGTGCTGCGTGAACGGCGTGACGAGATGCTAACACAAGCTACCAGGGACGTTGAACATGATGAAGCTCTGATCAATGATATTGAGGCTGATACCGAGGTTCAGTATGAGGGCATCTTTGCTCCCATCCGCAAGTTTTTCCGCAGGCCAGGAAATGTCATTGACCGTGGTTTCAATTTGTTCCGCAATCTTGCAGCGCGAATGAGAAAGATGTTTGACAATGGTGTCAAGCGCTTTTTCGATTTTGCCGCACGATCTAATGTGAAGAGGATTCTCGTGGTTCTTGGAATTGTGGCGGCATTCATTGTGTCTGTGAAGATTTTCTCACACTTTTTCGGTAAGAAGTCGGAGGATTCTCTGCTTCAACCAAAGTATGAGGCCGAGTTGCTCGAGAATGGTGGCACAGTAAAGTTGTTTCACAACAAGCTGATGTCTTCTATTCTCGATCGCAATGTGTTTCACATGTACAAGGAGCATGACGACCCCGAGCGCACTGAGAGTGCTGGCACCATCACCATGGTTTCTGGTACGTGTGGCCTCATGAATTGGCATTACATACCGCAATTTCGTGAGGCTTTTGAGCACGGACACAAGTACATTAAACTTGTGTCCCACAGCAATGTCAAGAATGTGAAGTTTGTGCCCATTGCACATTTCCTTGATGACGACAACATTTCTGCTGATGTTGGTGCTGATGCTGTCGTTGTGAAGTTTGACAAGTCGTTCAATGTTTGCAGGGACATTGTAAAGCATTTCGTTTCGAATGAGACCATCACGAACAACAGGGATTTTAACACAGCCCTGTTTGCGCCCAAGGCGCCGAAGTGTCTCATGATCTGGGACGTTGCCAAGAGGGCATACAATAAGCCCGTACGTGTTAACGGCAATTATCACGATAATCTTATCGTATACGATGCTGATACACAGACGGGTGATTGTGGATCCCTTCTTGCATACACTGGTGATTACGCCAACTCTCAAGAGCGTATCATCGGATTGCATATGGCCGGCTTTGTTGACGGCGGCAGAAAGAAGGGCTTGGCTAACATTGTGACCCAGGAGAAGTTGCGCGAAATGCTTGATGTGTTCGG